CTTAGCCGTGCCAAAGGTCGTTTCGCTCTTGGCGACAACCTTTGTAAACTGCTTTGCACCAAGTCCAATCGCCATTTAGATACGCTCCTTCTTCGGCTTATCTGCCGAATCTTCCAACTTAGGCTCAACAACATATGTTGCAAGCTTTGAATTAACAAGGCTTGCTGCAACATCTGCATCAACCTCTGCGACAACACCCGATAGCGGCAAATGCGGATAGTGTGCCTCGGGATAAGGCTCCACAGCAATAATCTTTTTAAGGACTGACACTAATAACCTCCAAAATTGAACATTCGATTGTTGCGCTAACTGTTAGATATTGCGTGTCTGCGTAAGTATCTGTGCCAATGTCTGTTGCTGTGCAGCTCGCTTGCGCAACAAGTCCATTGCCAAGCGTTGTATCGCCCAACACTACATCGCGAAGCCATGCGCGCCATGTGAGAAGATCTGCAAATTTGCGCTGCATATCTGCTTGCTCGTTCACATACAAAACGGCATTGATCGTTAGCACCGTTGTGCGATTTGAGGCTCCATAACTAATCGTATCGGAACCAGGTACGAGAACAACAGCCGGCACAACTGCGACATTATCGGGCGGCGTTGCATGCACGGCGCGCAGCGCGTAGCCTGTCGGCGGCGTTGCAGCTGCAATGCGCGTTGCTAGAGCTTGATGGATTGTCAGATCGTTCATGCGCCGCCAACAATGCCAGTTCGATTGCGATAATTCTCCAGCAACAGTTGCGCTTCTGGATGCAGAGCGCGCGACATGCGCAGAACTCCGCCAAGCTCTTGCGAGCCAATTACGCCAAACGGTGCTGTTCGGGATGACCAAACCGCCCCGGCTTGAATCAACGCAGCTTGCTTAACTGCTACTGGCACAGACGGCCAGCCAAACACGCCGACAACCTTAACGCCAAGATACCCAATTGGAAACACTTTAGTTTCGGAAATGTTGGTATCAATTTCTGTATATGGTCGCGAATCAACAGCTGCATTACGCGGCGCAAGAATATAGTCCGTTGCGCTCCAAGTTGTTGAATAGGTGCCGTCGCCGCTGTCGTCTGTCTGCAGCGTAGTAATAGAAACAATTGGATCGGTTAGAACATAGCCAAGATAATCCGTAGTGTAGTAGCGCGTTTGACTTGCAGTCTGTCCAAAGCCAACCTTTGAATCGACAAAGTTATTAATGAGCTGATCTGTTGCATCGAGAACAGATTGAAGCGGGGTGTCGTCCGTGCTATCTGTAATGCCCAAGCTGGACTTAAATTCTGCCAAGGTTGCGTAGCTCATTAGTCTTTGCCTTTCCCGCGCTTTGCCACGCGTGTTTTAACTGTTGCTGTCTGCGTATCATTTACAACTTGCGCGCGCTCTACGAGCGGCATTGCCTGCTCTGGCGCGGCGATAGCGTAGCTGTGTCGAATCATGCATTGCGCTTCGCTCTCTGGCAGATCGATAACGCCGCCGACGGGCGGCCATGCAACGCCGTTGCGCGTTCCTGTGATCTGCATTCGCATTTTAATTTTCATGTGTCCTCCGTAGTTATGCGGGAGAGAGCTTGCGCTCTCCCCCGCTATGTCCTCAATGCCTAACTAATTGTTAGACATTCGCTCCCTTGAAGCTCTTAACTGCGCTTGCTTCAACAAGCCCGGTTACTCCACGCACCTGGATGCGGTAAGTAATAAGCCCGTTTGCGAAAGCGTAGTCCGCCGAGCTGGCGATATCTACGCCGCCGACCAGAACAGTCTTGATGGAGCCAAGATCGCCGAACACGATGGAAAGGGCCTCGTCGCCGTTATCAACGAGAGGACCCGAATACACCGGGAATCCGAGAATCGTGTCCGGGCGCGAAAGATCGCCTGGCACAAAAATCGGACGGTTCTGCGAATCAAGAAGCTTCATCGTTGCGCCCATCGTGGCATCGTTCATGATGAAGCCGCGCTTTGGCGCGCGTCGGTACTGCTGCTTAACCGAGTAGATAAGATCCACAAGGTCCGCATATACCGGCGCGACGGCCGCGCCCTGCTTACCAACAGTTGCTGCAGCGGCTACGGCTGGACCTGCAACTGCGCCATGGGCGATTGCAACTTCCTGGCCAGCCTTCTCGGCAACAAACGCGGTAATATCAAAGGCTGCATCCTGCACAAGTTCCTGTGAAATCTGGAGCAGGGTGGCATACTTCGCTGGTGTAAGAGCCAGGTTTGAAAGCGTTCCATCGGACTCGCCCACGGCGGCCGCTTCAGAAACTGCAGCTGCAGTTCCAAGCGCGGTCACACGCGGAAGAAGAATCTGATTGCCGGTCGTTGCGCGAATAATATCCACAACATCGGCATTAAGGAATGGGTTCACCTGCCCAGCAACAACATTAACCAATGCAGCTACTGAAATCGGATTGCCAAGACCCGTGGACTTGGTCACATCGCGATGCTCGAAGGTGCGCTCGCCGCCGTCTCGCCCAAGTCGGCGAAGCTCGGCAGCCTCATCGGCCTCCGTCTCGCTCTTTGGTGCAATTGCGGTTGCGTACTCGGCGCGGACTGAATCGGCGGCCTTGCGGGCCTCAACTGCATCCTTTTCCGAGCGAATAGCTGAAGCAATCGTTGTTGCTTCGCCGGTAAGAGCCTCAAAGCGGGCCTGGGCCTCGCCTGTCAGCGTCTCGCCCTTGTCTGCCGTAGCGGCAACAAGGTCCGAAGCCTCCGTTAGAAGGCGCGCTCGCTTCTCTGCGAGCTTCTGAATGTCTGCCATTTTCTTTCTCCTTTATTTATTTTTTACCAATATGCTTTCAGCGGGATAACTGCAACGGGCGCGCCTACGCGGGCGGCGGGGTTGAGTCTCGTGGCTTACAGCGTCTCGTTCTCCAACGCAGCGAGCTTAAGCTTTGCCGCAGCGATGCTTGGGTCCATCGATGTTCGTGCCGGCGCAAGACGCGCGCGCACGGTATCGAGAACCAAAACCTCATCTTCGGACAAGCTCTTGCCTGCCTTGACGGATTCGAGCGTAGAAATAAGGCGTTCGGCTTCAATGCCCAAACGCGGCGCGGTAATCTTTCGAACAGCTGCAAGCCCAGTTGTTGCGGGATATGCAGCCTGTTGTCCAGGCGAAAGAATGGACGCTTCAATCAAATTAACTTCCTTAAGTTGGCGATCTTCACCAACCCATGAATCGCCGCCCTTCGGCACAGTAAAGCCAAAAGACATACCAGCGGCAGCGGATTCATGCGTAAGCATTGAAATAACTTTTGCTGCATCTGGATCAGCCGGATCAAGTTTTGCTTCAACGCGCAAGCCCTTGGAATCTTCCTCTAGCTTCAGTCTACCACTTGCAGTTGTTGCAAGCGCGCGCGTCTCTTCATGACCAAACAAAAATGCAATGATCTTTTGTCCTGCATTCGCGCGAGACAGCGAACGCTTAAACGCGCCCGGCTTAATTACTTCAGTAAAGGGAAGCCCGCTGCTTGGTGAATCGAACAGCGCAGCGTAGCCAGAGAATGTGCGCTGTCCATCTTCGCCTTCGCTAATGTTGAATTCGCCCATGCTTGCAGAGCGCATTTCAATTTCCTTAAACTGCGCGCGCTTTGGATCTTCAGCTTCAATCATTTCTTGTTCCGTTTCTCTTTCATTATTTTCTGCGGCAATAAGACGATCAGCCCACTCCAAAACTTGATCAGCGGACTTGGAATTAGTAGTATCTACTCCCCACAAAAAACCAGCAACGGCACCTGCGCCAGGGAAATCTTTATTTGTTCTGTCGTTATTCTGTGGAACGCCTTCCCAATCACCACGATGCCGACGAATCCACGCGGCCATTCTAAGCACCTTGTCGCTATCAGCTCGACCCGCTGCAAGCTCTCGTGCCTCTGCAACCGTCTTTGGCTGCAGACCATCGCCGGCGAGACCGTCGGCGTAAAACTCAAGACCTTTTTGCGCTGCGCTCTCAATGTAATTTGGCACTTGATACACAGCTCGATTCTCATAATCCTCATCTGTATCTTTTTCCAAATCAGAATCTTCGCTTTCGTAATCATCGGCAATATGCTCTTCCGAAGAATGCCCAACAATGCCAAGTTTATCTGCCATTGCGCGAACAG